CTAGTCCAACTAGCCCAAGCGTACATACTACAACCAGTGATCCAAACGGGATAAAGCTCAAGAAGCGGAGGGTTGGGTACAGTGAGCGCCATTGTAATACTACAGCCAATGCTGATAGCCCAAGCCATAAGCTCGACGCAAAAACGAAAACTGTTAGATCTAAAGTCATCTCGGATCCATTCAAGGGTAGGTTTAAAAAAAGTATCGATCATATAGTATAATTATACACTGACTGTGAGTCTAGTCAAAGAAAAAGGCTACTTGCGTAGCCTTTAATCAACTAATCACAGATTAGATAGCTTTGATTGTTTCAACTGTGAAACCAGCTTGTTTAGCCGCATAGCCCAATGCTACGATTTCACGGCTTGGACGACCTAAGCTGTAAGTAGTTACAGTAACACCATTACCTGCTTTACTTGTGTTAGAATAAACAGCATGACCACCAGCACGTAGGCGTGATGCTTCTGCTGAAATGTTCTTGATACCAAATTTCTTCTCAGCTTGTGCTTGAGTAAATGTGCTACCTGCCTTAAGTGCTTCTAACAATTTGTAGGTCTTAGTTTCTGGATTAAAATATTTCATTGTGTTTTTCCTCTTTTAGATTATGCTGAAAATGATCAGCTGTTTCTATTATAGTATAATACTAGTTACTTAACAAGCTCTTTGGCTGGATTGTCTCGACTAATTGTGCCAAAAAATGTTTGTTCGGGAAAACGTTCGCTCACTATTCGAGTAAGTGATGCCAGATCCGAGGCTTGACCCAAAAACTGCCCAGTGTCTTTGGCATAAGCATACAGTTGATCGCCCACACGTTCGATAGACATTTCTGTGCCTTCTTGGGGCTCTACTTCATCTCTAATGTCTTTGACCCGGGCCACAAGTTCTGCCATAGCTTCTGGGTTATTCAGCATCTGCTGGCTGACTTTGTAAAAGCCCCAATGTTTGCCCACTTGAAAACAAACATAGGCAAACAACAACAAAGGAAGTAAATCTAGTAAATCGTTCATAGTATTATTTAATCAGTTCAAGGTTAATAATCTTAGTTACTCTAGCGCCAACATCTTCACCACTAGGAATAACATAAGTTTGGTTTTCATGACGATCGTTGCGTTGGTCATATCTGCGCACATTAAGAATACGCCCGCCTACTGCTGATGTAAGTTCAAATGTAATACGATCCATGCCCTCTGCTGAAGCACGTTCTAATACTGCCGCTTGTCCTATTGCCATTTTGGTACTTTCCCTTAACCATTGTGTTGATTGTTCATAGTGTTCGTATTTGTGGCGGTTGTCCCACATATCTCTAACTTTGAGATACAACCATTTATCAAAAAATTTCATTGTAGTGTCCTTGGGTTTGCTTCAGCCGCTAGTGCATTGCTGATTGACTCTTTGATTTCATCGGGCAGTTCATCCCAATCTTCTTCAGTGAGTTCTTGTCCAGATTCAAGTAGTTCACCAGATTCAATCATAGCTTCTATCTGTGCAATAGCCGCATCTAGTTCTTCTTGAGTGCCGTCAAAGTGATCAAATGCACCAGGTGCAAATACAACCTTCACACGACCGTTTTCATCTTCTTCGACGGTGGCCATACCTTCAATTTTTTTAGTCATTTTGTTTCCTAGGAGCGGTGCAACTATCACTCCAAAGTTCTTGGGCTTGCTTTTGATATTCAGCTAGCTCAGTGTCTCGGCGTTCCTGTTCTTCTAACCATAGCATCTTTTGGTGTGCATACATTTCCTCTGTAAGTCCATGCCAACCAATACACTTACCTGTTGGGCTACGTCCACACCCACATTTACCAAACTCTTCTGCGTTTTCTTTAGCTCTTACTTGCATGTCTAATCCTCTCTATAATTTCTTGGGCCTGGGGCCATTCTTTACGTTCAAGTTGTGCTTCAATGGCAGTTTCAACTGCTTCCTGCATAGATCTCAAATAGGGACGCTGATACTGAGTAGCATATGGTTGTGTCCATTTAATAGTGTAGAGGTACTTACGTTCCATTATCTACCCCTTGGCACTGGAAACAATTCTTCCCTAGGTATTACAGGTTGATAGGCAATACTGTATTCCTCACGCAATACGCGAATCATTTCAAGTCTAGAACACTCTGATACGCTATAATCGTAAGTAGTTTTGGCACAGTAATTAATGTTAGCCCGTGCCATAGTATCTAGTACATCTTTTAATAGTTCTTCAGCCAATGCTTGTACGGCATTTTCACTAAAAGTATAGACAACACCTAATTTGTCATCTTCGCCTCTACGGTTTGCCCAAATATTGGCTAGCTTTATGCTTTTTTCTTTCATACTTACTCCAATGCTATGAATATAAATGTAATGATCAAGGCACAGACTAGGTGGCCCATAAGTACTAACGCTACAGGTACTAACCAACGCATATTGATCTTTCTTAATTTATGATGTAGTTATTGTACTATCTTTTTGACTTAGAGTCAAGCTCGTGACCCCACTTGATCCACCAATAGGTATAGTTTTTGGGCGATAGTTCTGCTTGAATTGAATAAGCATAGCCATAAGACTGCGGATCAGGAGTCCTATGCCAACTAGGAGTTTGGACAGCGTTGGCCATTACCCATTGGCCCATTTCACTCGTCTGCCATTGCCAAAGCGGTTCACCTGCGTATAAGTCTGGGTCTTCTACATCACCCATTCTAAATCTATGAACTACTACAGTTAATGGGCCATGCCGTTCAATATGCTCTACTGTGGTAAAGTCTCCGTTGGGTAAAGGTAGTACTGTATCGTTCACAGGGTTAATTTTCCTTGTGCTATCAAACGTTTTACTGTTCTTCGTTTAAAACCTGTTTCGATTACATAGTTATTAATACGACGGTCTAGATCGCTAGTAAAGCCGTGAGAGTCGATAGCATTTTGTATATTGTGCTGTATAAAAACGTTTCCAATCTCATAGTGTCCAATATCATCTTTCCTACTGAGTACATATGGCGCTCCTGGCAAGACTCCAAAGTCATTCCAAAGCTGACACCATTCTTCATAAGATAGTCGCATTTCTATAGGCTGTCCATTTTTGTCAACCCTACCTTTGGTGGAAGAAATTTTTGAAATATACTTCCTTCTCATGATTCTATCAGTCATTCTGGAAACATCATCCTGTACATTGTGTATAGTTTATCATCGCGGAACATAAAAACAAATTGTCTATTAACACTAACTCCGCCTGCTTGGAAGTCTAGTTCAGCACCATACCATTTACCTTCATTTGTAAAGTTACGAGGATCCCAAATGCTGTGCATCTGGCCAAATGTAGATTGGCACCATTCAGCACGTTCCCTGCAATCTGTTACCGATAACTCGCATATATCATGTACCCAGCCCTGTTGCCTAAGTTGTAAGGCTATACGCATTTCATCTTTCATTACGCTTGCCATATTATGTTCTCAACTCAAACCACATCCAATCTCGCTCATCTCTGAAATAGATTTTATGTCCATGATAAAACCATCGCGATCCTGCGGGCCCAAACGTATCCTCTAGCCAATTGTATATGTCAGCCGGTACACCAGTAACTTCTACTACTGTATATTCATGTTCCAGTAACAGGCCTTCATGTAGCGGCATCATGTGCGGCACAACTCCAATAGTGTACAGTAATGTTGATAGGCTTTTTCCACAGCAGGATTGTTTAGTCTAACTACACGATCTCTTTCATATCTAGCCATTAGCTGGCGATCAGTTGTGTGTTTTTCTATTTCAGATTCTGCATATTTGATATAGTCAATAATAGTTTGTAGTCTATCTTTGGGCATGAGTATTTCTACGCAAGACACTTCTTCTGCGTATGCTTGATACATTAACTCGTCTGACATAGTAACATCCCATACATTTACCTTTGGTAATATTTGTTGTTTTAGCCTACGCAATGGACGATTGCTATCTCTAACATGCATTTCCATTTGATTGTAGAATTCTTGATTGGTATCTTTCATTATTCAACTCTTAATTCCACGGTACATCGCCCAGCAAGCAAGCACCATTAAAACAGCCACGCCCAGCGCCACAACTGTTATAATACAATACATTATAAAATCTGGATATGTCATTCTTCAACTCCGAAATGTAGTATACCGCCCGGGCCATTATCAAAATGCTGTTCAATTCGCATAGCGTAATGGTCTCCTTCTTTGGTGCCATCCATCACAGAATTGATACATTCTAATACAAGTAACTCGGCGAACTTTTCCACATCAATCACATAAATGTTTGTGCGGTCATCATTTAATTCTTCCTCTGTGTTAGGGCCAGCATCAATGGCAAGTTGTCGAATTCGTTCGTTCATAATGTTACTCCGATCCATCTTTTAACCTTATACATAAATGAATTTTTCTTTCGTTCTAATTTCAAATTCTCTTGGTAATTAATAACCTCTATTGCTTCTGAAAAATCATTTCCTTGTCCTTTTCCAGATTCTAAACATATCCCAACATGCCAAGCCAATAGCGAACCATGCTATCAATACTAACATTGCGATAATAGTGTTCATTCTTCAACTCCGAAATGTTCTTTTAAATCTTTAGCCAGATATTCGGCAACTCGTTTAACGGTGTTTAGGCACACATCATCGAATCCATCACCTTCTTCAACATCGGTAATAACACCCATCAGTTCATAGGAGTGATGTTTATTGAGTTTGGCATATTCACGCACAATTAACTCGGCGAACTTTTCTAATTGTTCTTCTGGAGTATAGTTGTCTATCATTTCTCTGCCACTATCGTCCCAAAGTGTAAATCCTATACCAGCATCAAGGGCAAGTTGTTTAATCTTCTCGTTCATAGTATGGGTCCTGTGCTATACCTACATTAAGTTTGAACCAATCAATCTTAACTTTATTGTCTTGATATACTCTATCAACTTCAACACCGTTTTCTATTACTGTGGTCATATCGTCCCAGGTAATAGTAGCTCTATAGTTAATATCTTCTTCGTTCATTCTTCAACTCCAAAATGTTTCTTGATATGATAACTTGGCCATTCAACTTTCATAGTCACTTGTGCCATGCCTTCATCAGCAACCTTCATACATTCCCTCACAATCAACTCGGCGAACTTTTCTTGAAAGTCATCTTCGAAAGTGTTTTCATAATCTTCGTCTCCGTCATGGTCGTTTGCCTTGTTCAAAGCATATTTTTCGGCTTCATATACCAGGCTTTTAATTCGTTCGTTCATTGTACAAATCTCGGCATACGACCTTCGGTGCCATCGTATTGAAAGTTATCCAACATGGGCACAAGACTGGCCATGTCACTGGCAGGATGGCGATAAACTTCTTTTAAGTCAGCACCATCAATCAACATAAAATACAACTTGGTTGTACCTTCTTCAATCTGCGGTTTAAAAATGTATTCCAAATCTTCTAATATCATTCTTCAACTCCAAAATGTTGTTTAATTTGTTCGTTCATTTTACTTCTCCGTGTAGGGCTTCGTAATCAGCGACTCGCTGACGCATTTCAGCAATGGCTTGTTCTTGACTTGCAGGGTAACCACTGGCTGGACGATTGCGGTCAAGACCATCCAGCACCGACTTGTCCAAGGCAATTGTTGCGTGGTTGTTGATGTTGGGGTCAGTCCCACGACCGATAATCTTTAAGTTGAGAAACATCATTGAACTCCTATTCACTATTACATCAGCGGGCATCCATTTCTGGTCACCGTAGTGGAAGTGCTATGCAACCTCTACCCGCTGATGTAATAGCCCCTAGATTCCGTTGTTACCTACTAGGGGAGGTCCTTTAATCAATCAATACATGTATTATATACCCAAAATCATTTTCTGTCAATTCAGTAGAAAGTATTACTTTTCTTCAACTCCGAAATGTTGTTTCAATCTCACGCATACAACTCAATACCACTTGTTCTTGTGTTGGCGGTACAAAATGTCTAATCTCATTTGCTCTGCTACAAGCCTCTAGACATTCTTTAACAAGCAACTCGGCGAACTTTTCTAAATCTGTTTCTTTACCATCCACAACAGGAACCATTGGATTGCTCATCAATTGAGTAAATCTCAAGCCAGCCTTTTCAGCAAGTTCTTGAATTCGTTTGTTCATTACATCCACTCCAATAAAAACCAGTGTGCCATCTTCATGTTAGGGAATCGCATATAGTGTGGATAAGTGCTAGGGCGAATCATCTTGGCCTTGTACTTCTTTAGTATCCTGTTAACTTCACGTTCATATCCATCATGCGGTAAGTCTTCGTCAATACTGTCTACTAGTTTGATCCAAGCAGGATGACAGTTGCGTTCAGCACCGTTATCCCAGCAACTGATTGTAACCTTATCACCCCAGTCTTTGATCATTCTGTTCCCCAGCGTAACTTGAACCAATTAGCATCCTGTTGGCTTTCAAACATAAAGTCACGCCCACTATGTTCTACTGCAAACTTACAATTTTCTTCTATCCACATAGTAATATCAACAGCCTGTTTGTTACTACCTAGTGTAGGCAACATAACACGAGTCCAACCCATGCCCTCAAGCATACTCCACAGGATTTCTCTGTCAATTTCTTTAGCCATCCGGCTACCTAGTTTGTCGGCTATTTCATCTTCTAACGTCATGATGACCACTTCATTAAGAACATAGTAATATGTTTGTCGCTTTTAAATTCCCAAGTATTAAAACTCGTGCGTACTCCACAGTTACATTCCTTACTCCAATCTTGTATAGGATCCATGTCTGATTCACTGAGTCCACGTTCAAACCCACGAGGTTGTACCTCATCTACGTAGGCCTGTAGTTTCTTGCCAGGTAGTCGTTTCCATTTAATCTTTGGCTTAGGTGCTTTAGGCAACATTTGGAATTGGGTAATCATGCTGTTAACAAATGATTTGCCAGAGTTACGCCCTGTAATCTGTATTAAGCCTTTACCTTTGTACTGCGTCATACGTTTTAAGAGTTCTTGTTGGTAAGGATAGAGTCTAACCATGGCTTACATGCTTCCCAGGTACGGTATTCATGTGCTTGCCCGCCAGCACTACGCCACTCATGACAGTTAGAGTGTCTATCATCAACCAGGATGTCTCCTGGGCGACAATGTTTGTATTTGTCAAAACTGTATGGTCCAAAGAAAACAGGAATGCCTTCAAAATGCTTGTGTGCCCAAAACACTTTATCATAGGCGGCCCATTGTACAGCATCGTCATGTGGCAATGCTGTAAGGAATGCTAGTCCGTCTGCTTGTTTATTAGTCACTGCATCACGACAGTATTGTACAAGTTCATGTGCGCCTGCTTTCAATGGCAAGTCACGATAGAATCGTTGCTTGGCTTTAACCTTGTCCCAGTCGGCTTCTGGAATACGTTCACCGTACTCCCAGTTGCGGTTAACTATAGCACGGGCTGTAGCCATCCAATCAGCTACAACATCATCCATATCTAAATATATAATCATTTTATTTCTTTGCTAAGTTAGGAACTTCTAATTCAAATACATGGAACACACTATTATCTGTTGGAGTCATCTTTAAGATTTCCATTGTTCTGTGTTGTTCAGCTTCAAGCTGTGACCAAAAGAACCCTACACCCAAACTTGTACCTGCAATACTGTTTACCGAACTACTGCTCGGACAAAAGTATGCACCAGTCTGCTTTAAAAGCATATAGACCTTTTGTGTATCGGGTTGTTCTATTGGTTTAGTCATGGACTTCCGTAGGGTGTCGCCATCGATGTTTGGGGCATTTGAACTTCTGCGCCCGCATTATTGTGTTCTTCACCAATAATCTTATCAAGCATTTTAAAGTTTTCTACAGCCTTATCAATGTCTCGATTCAAACGTTCTTCAGCATGTATGATAGCTTCATAGGCTTTCTTTAGGCTAGGATGCTCTTCACTACGGCGCTTCAAATACTCCAGCTCTTTTTGCTGTTCTTGTTCTTTGGTTTGTTTGTCACGTACCCAACTTAATACACTAGAGTCCATGCGTACTGTAGCATAACTGGAAGGCAAGTTGATCCAAGTAGTACCATCGAACGCTTGCAGATCAGATCCCGATATTCTAATCATACCCTGCATAGGGTTATTGTTGTTTTGGTTTATATAAGGTAAGCTCGTGTTGCCTCCATCTACAAAGACTCCATCAGAGCCTGTTATTCCTTTAATCATCTTTTTCAACCTTTACAAAATGATCACTCCAGCGAAGTATAAACCATTCTCTGTGTGCTTCTTTTTTAAACGACCATAAACTTTCAGTCATGTTCATTCCTACGCCTTCAGCTTTGGCCCATGCTATTATTTCTTCATTTAACTCAGTAGGTAACTCACCTTTTTCAAACGAGATACCTGGCAAGTTAAACATTCCTACTTTTACATGCTTCATAAAGGTTGGATAATTTCCGGTACAATAAACACTGGGCTACGATCACGGAATGCATCAAATACATACCCGCCTTCATTTAATTGTGTTAGCAATCCATCAAAGTCTTTTACTGAATGTGTGCCTGGTACATTACGATTTTGTCCATTGATTAAAAAATACTCAAGAGTATCTTTTGGTTCGTAAGTATCTGTTTTAGTTGTTTGAAAACGGAATACGCTTTGTAGTTCTTCTAAGGTCATATTATTTTGCCTTCTTTATAAATGATGGATCTGTAAAGATTGGCTCGCCTTGATCTGTATATCCTGCAAAAATAAAATGTGATTCTATTGATTCAAGTAAAGTTTCATCAACCTTATCAGTATCTACTACACCTGAACCATATGGAATGTAGTAGGTATATGTTGGAGGATAACCTCTTGGTCCTGGAACCACTGTTGCTTTGTTAAAAATTTCTTTTAATTCTTCTAGTGTCATTTATATCTCCTTAATATTCTGGTGCTGAATAATCTTTGTGTTTCTTGTATAATGCAAACCCATCTGCACCATACGCAGGACAAACTAGTACATATTGTTTCATACCATCTGCATCAACTTCGCCTGCTGTTCCGCAAATAAACGGACGATCAACTCCGTAGAGACGTTGGAGCTCTTCTTTGAGTTTAGCGTTCTCTGTGCGTAGTTGTTCTAGTTCATCCATTTAAGTACTCCGAAAACTTGAGTAAAAACATAGTGTACTTTCGCTCACTATAGAAGTCAAGACAAATGGCATGCTCGTTTATGTTCTCTCTATAGAACTTACGATCCTTTTCAGTATCATGCCAAATGTTATCACTACGGTCGTAATCTTCTAGCTCTTTAGTTGTTCTAGGTCTATAGCCCGTGTGCTCGCGTACAGTGAAACCCAACACACGTTTCATTTTATCACGGATCATGAACACAGTCTTTGGGTGTTCTTTGTGTAGCTCGGCCCGAATTTTGCGCCACTGACTAGTGGAAAGCTTCAAAGTACTCACTGTAGTCGTACTCCTCGTAGAGGTTAGTATCCGGATTCCAATGGCGTGTATCGTATATACGGAAATGGATTCCATAACCTAACACACCAATACCAAACTCAAAGCCAGCGTGATCTGTTCTGTGTGTCCAACGTAGTTCGAGATCAAACAACAAAGGACTGTAATAACTATGCTCTAGTTCCCACGCTTTGTATCGAGTTATCATGCTAGAAATACAGCCAAGGTTACGGAAGTAATCCCAACGATCAAATGGATTGGTTAGTTCAAAGCGTAGGTTTAGGATGTTCATACTTCCTCTTCAAACAGGTCCGGGTTAAGTTGTATGCCGTCGTCTTCTTCTGTTGCTACATTGTTTGGATCATACAAGTCTGTACGTTCTGCTGGAATCATAAAACGATCCATCATCTTCTTAACATAGCACCATTTAGGACCACGCACTACACCGTCTGCTGTTGTAATAACATAGTTACGGGTATTAAAGTAATCCATTAAGTCTTGTATAGTTTTACCAAACGCACGAGGCTGATTCTCTACGCACTCTACTTGTACAATAGGACGGTTAGCGGCAATGGTATTTGACGCACCATCTAGTACATTGAGCTCATAACCTTCTACGTCAATTTTAATAATGTCTACATCTGTAAAGTTATAGCTGTCTAGTGTGTGTTGCGGAACACTTACTCGTTGATAGCCTGTGTTAGTTTTAACAGTTCTACCTGTAGGAGTAGTATAGCCGTCATTAGCCACACGATTGTGTCCATCGTTCTTTTTAATGTGCATCTCTACTGTACTGGCTACAGGACCTAATGCTACATTGTAAGTTTGGATTTTAGCAGTAGGCAGTAGACTAGCCCAAGTACCATCTGCGTTCTTCCACCAGCCTGTGTTAGGATCCTGGTGTTGTAAGTTTAAGTTAATGTTATCTAATGCTACTTGATATGTTGTTGGCACTGGCTCAAAGCTGTGTACCTCTTGTGCAAAGGTAGCATACTCCCAAGTGTTCATGCCAATGTTCATACCTATGTCTAGCATCTTACGTGGGTTAGGACATAACTCACGCAAGTGAATAAGGTTTTGCTTTTGATATGGTCCTGCTTGTAGTCTTTGGGTATAGAAACTATCCGAATCCCAAACCCACATCTGTCTGCCTATTTTGTTTGTAATTAGTATCTTTTGTGTTTGTGCCTGTACTGACATATTAATCTCCTGTGTACATTATATATGGTCGCAAGGTCGCAGTCAACACTAAAACTGATCTTAAATGTCCCATACTTGAAATAGGCTTTCCTCTGTTGAATTGCAAAATGGAATCATTCCATACTTGGCTTCATAGGCGCCCATTAATTGATCTTCTAGCTCATCAAACTTGTCTGTAATCCAAAAGGCAATCTCTACATCATCAAATGTAGTCAATCCCTTTTCTAGGCGCAGTTCTCTGTATTTGGCAAAGTTCTCTGTAGTACCTACACCTGCGTTCCATTTGTCTGTGCCATCCAATTTAACACCGTGCTTCCAAATACGATCGGTAATGTCTTTACCTTTACCAATGTAAAAGCCCTGTGGGAAAATGCTATCACGCAGAATATAGATACCTGGCTTGCCTTCTGTAATTGGGCAAGGGCGTTGTTCCAAAGACTCTGTTAAAGGAAGTTTGGCAAAGGTAGCAGTACCGCCGTACTTACGTGAACGCAAGCGCCAGCCGTTGTCTGTATGTGTACGCTCTTTGCTAGAACGATCCTGTTCATAATGCTCATAGACATCACCAACAAACTTATACCATTTAGTGCGATTTACTTTAGCCATTTACTGCTCCTTACTTTAAACGAAATTTATTCAAAACACTTTCCGCTTCTGGAAAGTCAAAACCAAGCTCTGCTTCAACACGCAGTTCTTCTGCACGAAGTTGGAGCTCACGAGTGTACGCATCCATCAGTTCCTGTGCATAGGCTTTGTCATCTTCGTCTGCTTGTGCAAACCAAGCCTTGAACTCATCGCCTTTAGTATTCAACAAGAACTCTAAGTTATCACGATCCCATTCATTGTTAATCAAGCCACGCATACTAACTCCTTTACATGTTTACAAGTGCCACGGAATGTGTAACCAGGGCAAGTACAGGTGTTTTCATCTGTGTTCACTTCGTACCAAGTGTTAGGTTTTGAACCCTGCACCTTCTTAATGAACGGCAATGGCTCAGCTACATCAATGTGTGCTTTGAGTAACTTGGCCCAATTGTTAAACGGATTGGGTTCAACTAGTTCAAACTTGCGTCCACGTTTGTCAAAGCCCTTGATTGGGCTCTTAAAGTAAAACGGTGTAGTTTCGCCCTGTTTAATATATGCAACTAGATTGTTACCGTCCAAAAGATAAGTATGATTTGGGCATTTTACATCGCCCCAATCTGTAGTTTCTAGAACTGCTTGCATTATGTGCCTTTCTTGTTTGCCTAATTTATGTGTATATTATAGCATCGTTTTAACTGGCTGTCAACCTCACCAAAATACGTTGACTGCCAAACTTTTTGTATATATAATAGGCACATGATCGGAAGTAAATGGTTGAAAACGATCTAAACACAGCTGAATTGAGTAGGCGATAAAGGAAGTAAAATGGCAACAATGACTCTCGTGGCTAAACAAGCCCGTAAGAATAGGGCTAAGCCTTATAATAAGAAACAAGCGATTGTATCGTTTATTAAAAAGTTTAACCATCCGTTTGAAATGAAGGACGACAGCATCGACCTTCGCGAAATGGCTAAGAACTTCAATGATGGCCCAATACCTGTAGAAAACATTCACCAGGCAATTGTAACTGTGCTAGGCCCACAGTATCACAAACTAACATTTAATTACGACCCAAGTGGTGGTAACTATCTAGGCTATGCCGCAGGCAAACGTCCTAAAGAATACTTTGACTACATTGATTGGAATCAATTGTACCTATGGACAATCTTCCAACGTGACGTAGCACCTAACCATGTAGAAAAGATTTACAAAGACTTTGATGAGTCTAGTGTAATCGTTCCGTGTATTATTAAAATTACACTGACTGACGGTCGTGTAGTTTATTGTGTGTGGGACGGACATCACACAATTCAAGTATGCCGTTTGAAAGGCTACACCAAGTTCCAAGCATGGGTAATTGACTTGGATCAATTTACTACTGCTGAAATTGAAGACGCTGGCTTTGGTGACACTGACGAAGAACGCATTAAGTTTGGTTGCTTTATTGCAGGCACAAACATGCGCCGAATTAACGGCTTGAACAAGCGTCCATTAGCTCCATATGACGACTTTATGATTGGGTTAGAAACTCGTGACCCTAAGTTTATTGCAATGAATAATATTCTTGCACAATATAGATGTATGCCACGTCGACATGGAGATCGTGATGGGTCCTGGACGCAGATTAAGTCAGGCATTGAATGTTTTGATTTAGAAGGCGCACAAGGTCCTAGTGTTGGTGCATTTTGGAGTCGTGCTATTGCGTTCCAACGTAATCATTGGAAGAAAGGACATTTAGTCTTAGAGATTTATCGTCCTATGGCATATTTGTATGCGTGGGCAAATGTGCAAGGCGCTTCATTGCCAGCAACATTTGATGCAGAGCTTGCCAAAATGTTAAGCAAGCGATGGGGTGACGCAGAGTCTGTACAAGAAGGCATCAAGGAAAGTTATTGGAATGCTGTTAACTCACAAACGATAGTCGGTGAACAGCCTCAGCATGACAAGTTCCGTGTACTAAATGGAATTATTAACTTCTACAAACAATCAGGCGGCAAAGCCATATTGCCTGCTCCTACTTGCCAGTGGAAGGTATAATATGAAAAAAGGTTATAAAGGTTTTTATGCCTTTAATGACCCGATGGGTGCTCCTGATTCCAAAGCAGGAATCACGGGGCACTTTGAAGTTCGTTTAGGTGTATATCAAAATAGCTATAGCCGTAACAGTCATGTAGCATGTTTCAATGTGTTGTATGTCGGGCCCTCTAGAGCAATTGAAAACTTAGAGAAAGCAGTCAAACAAGAGTTTGATTGGAGCATCGAACGTGATGGCCGCGGACACTCTGAATGGATCAGCGGCTGGACTACTAAAATGCTTGAAACAGAAATCGATAAGATTATCGATGGATATAAATTTAAAGTTCAAAAGGTTCCTAAGAAGTTCCTCCCATTAACAGTCGACAATGTCAAAGATATGTATGCTTGGCTTGAAGAAAATTAAATAGTTGCATGAGAATACTAGTAACAGGGCATGAGGGATTTATAGGAAAGAATATGCTAGCCTGGCTCAATCAAGAGGAAGGCTGGCATATTGATGGATACGAATGGCATCCAACAGAACGTCCAGATGTCAGTGGATATGATTGGGTAATACACTTAGGTGCTATTGCTGACATGACATACACTGATGTAGATCAAATCTTAAAACAGAACTTTGAGTTTAGCCAATGGCTATTCAACGAATGTAATCTGCACGGTGTTAATTTGCAGTATGCTAGTTCTAGTTCAGTATACGGCGACACCAAAGACTTTAGTGAAACAGCACATTGCCATCCACAAACTCCTTATGCTTGGAGCAAGTATCTATTTGATCGTTGGTGGCCTCAACAAGATGTACGTATCTATGTACAAGGATTTCGTTACTTTAATGTCTACGGCAAATGGATGCACTTGCGTGGCAAACGTTCTAACGCTATTGTTAAATGGCGTGAACAGGCTCGTAAGGAAGGCAAAATTACTGTATGGGAAAATTCTGAGAACATCTATAGAGATTGGACATGGGTGGGCGATGTTTGCCGACTGCACATAGACTTTATTAAAGGAGTTTATGGCTCGGGCATTTGGAACTGCGGTGCCGGACTAGCACATAGCTTCTTAGACATTGCAGAAGAAATAGCCGAGCAAGAAGGTGTAGAGCTAGAGTTTGTACCTGTGCCCGAAGCAGAAAAAACACGTTTTAGACATAGAACTAAAGCAGATCTACGACACTTAAAAGAAACAATAGGCAAACGTAAATGGTTAAATGTATTTGAGTTCCTAGCAGAATAAATACATTACTATGAAAACTTCTGAACTATTAAACGAATCTACCCCAACTAAAACACCTCCTAGCAAGCCACGTAACTTCGTAGCTAAGAATGCTAAGGGCGGTGGCGCTGGCGCACACAAAGATAAGTCTAAGACTATTCCTCGTAAGGAAAAGCATAAGAAAGCTGAACCTATGTTTGAGGAACCAGAAGGAGATACTCTTAAAAATAGCCTACATACAATTATCCGTGTAGCAACAGAATTAGACAAACGTTTAGATGTTAACGATCAATTTCCAGAATGGGTAAGTGAAAAAGTTGGTGCTGTCCGTGAACTAATGGTTGGTGTAATGGATTATGTAATTAGTGCTCAAGAAATGCATGAATCACAACATCCAGTATGTGGACACTGTGGTCATAGACATGAAGTACAGTTAGACGAGCGAGGCAAGGCTAGTCGTAAATTATGTTTAAGTTCTAAGCCAGACAGTGAACTAGGTGCTAGCAATTTAGCATCATGCAAGTCACAAGGTCTACGTGCCCGAGAAGGTAATAAATCACACAAATTAGGCAAGAGCCCTAAGAGCCGTGTTAAGATGGACGGACATAGAATTAAAGGCGCCAAGTACGGCGGACCACTTCCAGACTGGAGTTAATGTGCGTGTATTTGAAATCATTAGAGAAGATGCCTTCCAAGACTTTTTAGCTAGAGACTTGTCTGACATTGGCGGTGGCAAAGGAATACTTGGCGCACTTACTGGCAATAAAGACGATGCCAGTACTGGTGCAAGTCCTGATGCCAGTTCCGGATCCAACACTAAAATTTCTGTAGGTAATACCCCTAATGACTCTGGCGGTATGCCTGTTAATGGAACAGTAACAAGCAAGTTTGGTTGGAGAATGAGAGGACACCATAATGGCGTAGACATTGCTGTTCCTGTAGGTACTCCAGTAAAGTCTCCACTAAGCGGAGTAGTTAGCAAAACAGGTTCAGATAATATGAATGGAAACTTTGTTGCTGTTAAGAATGGCAATGAAGAAAACTTATTTTTACATTTGTCAAAGATTAACGTATCAAATGGACAGCAAGTTAAAAAAGGTGATGTAATCGGGCTATCTGGTAGTACAGGACATTCAACTGGTCCACATTTACATTGGGAAAAACGTGTCGCAGGCAATGCTGTAGATCCAATGACAACCGCGTAACTAATTATGAAAATTATAGATATTATTAAAGAAGATGCCTTCCAAGACTTTTTATCCAAAGACTTGTCGGATATTGGAGGCGGTTCTATTTTAGATAAAATTGCAGGAACAGACGGCAAAGATGATAGCAGTAACAAAACTTCTACTAGTTTTGTAAGCGCCGGCGGAGCAGTTAGTCCTAAAGAAATTAAGTCATACTTGTTGAGCAGAGGGTTTGATAATAATCAAGCCGCTGGACTAATAGTAAACATTAAATGGGAAAGTCATTTCAAACCAGGTGCGTATGTTAGCAGTGACAATCATCAAGGACCAAGCGGCGGACTAATGGGGTTTCATGATCCTAAGTCTGATGGACGAGGAAACTTTAGCGACATGGTTGCGTTCTGCGGTGGCGGCAATGCTTGGCAAACTGACTGGCAAAAACAATTAGACTTTGCATTAGGTAAACAACTTGGACAAAAGTACAAGGCTACTAAATTTAGTAATCCAGGTGAAGCAGCCGCATGGTGGGTTAAGAATTATGAAAAGCCTGCCAACATATCACAGCAAGCATCTGCCAGAGCTAAGGATGCCGCGCAGTACGCATAATAAATATCTGCATGGAACTAATAGGTAATTTATTAATCGCACCCCCCGCCGTAAAATCTACATTCTGGCACAAATCTGTAATACTACTAACTGAACACCATGGACAAGGCAGTGTTGGGCTTGTACTTGGTAGACGCAGTGATCTCACAGTAAAACAATTTGGAGCCCAGTTGGGATTTACTATCAATCAGCCAGGACATCTTTATGTAGGCGGTCCTGTTAATAATCAAAGTCTAAGTTTTTTACACACTAACGAATGGGTTAGTAAAAATACTATGCAAATAAACGATAAGTTTAGTGTAAGTTCTGCAGAAGACATACTACCCAGAATGGCTATTGGTGATGTTCCAATCAAATGGCGATTATTTTTAGGCATGTGCGGTTGGGGAACTGGGCAATTAATGGGCGAGCTCAAAGGTAAAGCACCCTGGAATCATAACACAAGTTGGTGTACTGCTTCAGCTGATTTGGACTTAGTTTTTGACAATGATGGCAAAGATCAATGGTGTCAAGCATTAGATCGTTCCGCTTCGGAATTTGCCCAAAATATACTGGCATAATGGTTCTTGACTTAAATACAAAGTGAGCGTATAATATATACTTCATAGGTTGGGTCTGTAAACACAACGAAAGAGGTAATCAAAATGGCAGATACTCTGCTACTTAATGCTGACGGCTTGCCAGTAAGCTACATGCCATTAAGCACATTAATTTGGGAAGATGCTATCAAGTACATGGTCTTAGATAAGGCTGATGTATTGCTATGGCACGAAAATTGGATTGTTCACTCAGCCAATTGGGAAACCCAAGTACCTTCAGTAATGATGCTTCGTGAATATATGAAGCCAAAGGTTACAGTACGATTCAGCCGTCAAAATATCTATTTGCGTGATGGAGGTACTTGTGCCTACTGCTCAAAGCCTGTTGAACGTAAAGAAGCTACACTAGATCACGTAACTCCAGTTTCAAAGGGTGGTAAGACTACCTGGGAAAATTGTGTAACCGCGTGTGCTCCATGCAACTCTAACAAGAGTGACGCAACTAAGGGCTGGAAACCAAAATTCAAACCTTACAAGCCTGACTTCTACGAATTAGTAAATAAGCGTAAGAAGGAAGAATTCAACGTAAGGTTTAAAGAATGGAACCAATTTCTAAATTAAAAAAAGCAATGTGGATGACTCTAGGCTTTCTATGCCTAGGGTTAGCCTACATAGGACTAATAACTCCGGGTATTCCTTGGAGTACTCCAACAGTAGGTGCCGCCTATTGTTTTAGCAAAGGCTCTGAACGTATGCACAACTGGATCATGAATCATAAGATTTTTGGTCCGTTTCTGCGTGGCTGGGCAGAGAAGCGTGTGTTCCCAGTTAAGGCACGTTGGTTAATGGTCTTGACTATGGACACTAGTTTAATTATTATGTGGTTCACTACACATAATTGGAAAGCAGTAGCCGGCACAGCCTTGCTAATGTTCCTAGTATGCGTATGGGCATTACGTTATCCTAAGAGCGTAGAAGATCACGACTCTCGAATAGCCAAAGGTAAAAAAGTAGGTTGGTTCAAATAAAGGGTAAATAGTAGTACTTTATTAAAGGAGTACTACTCAATGAAAAAATATCTATTAGGCTTGGTTTTAGCCTTAGTTGCATCTAGCAGTTTTGCCTGGACACAACGTCAACCATTTCCTCCAGCACAATGTCAAGCACATGCACCATACGGCTTTCCACAAGCACAAGGTGTTCAGCCACTATGCCAACAAGCATATCTAGTTGGATATGATGCGGCTGCTAAATTACCAAAGTATGTAACATATGAACTACTACCACAAAATGCTCTTGGCTGTGTAGCTCGTACTAACGCATTTGCCGCTAACCAATTTGTACCTAATGGAGCAGTTCCAGGTGACTATGCTGGTACAGGATACGACAAAGGACATATGGCACCAGATGGGGATTTGTCCTGGGACCCACAAGTGGAATACGAATCATTCTTGATGACAAACATGAGTCCACAGGCTGGGTCATTAAATCGTGGAATTTGGAAATTACTGGAAACTTCTGTCCGAGGCTGGGCAGTCCAACGCAATCAGAGCTACACAGTATATGTGGGCGGGGTATATGGCGCTGGTGACAAGACAATTGGTAAAGGTGTAGTTGTTCCACACGGATTCTACAAGATTGTTATCAATAATGCTACAGGTGAAGTTGCAGGTTGGGCATTCCCACACGTTGCACCATATCCTAACCTAGGCAATGACCTAACTAAATTCCGTTTGCCAATTGCACAAATTGAACAAGCAGGTGGTGTTAAGTTTGCTTTCCCAGCTAATGCTAAAGAACTAGCACCTGGACAAGAATGGCCTGTAGATTTTGGAGCATTGACTCAAGCCAAGAGAAACAAGTGTGGAGCTAATGCTTCAGCTGACTGATCCAAACAACAATCCGGATAAATACCCTGTATATCCCGAAGATGATGGCTACGACACTCCAAAGAATCCTTACAGTCCTGTATGAGTGTCTAGCCCGTCTAGGGTGCGGATTAGGTGGATTACCATATGAAAACAACAGTACTAGAAGATAAGCTCTTCAAATCGTTTACAGAAACACTGGCTAATATCTGGAAAGATGACTTAATTGCCGAAGCTGGCAAGAGTCTACGCAAATCTAATCCTTGTTGGAAAGGCTATCACCCTGTAGGTACTAAAAAGAAAGGCGGCAAGACTGTTCCTAACTGTGTGCCCAACGAAGGTGTGGCGGAAGCAACTCCTCGTCACTTTGGTCCCAAAGGTGCTGGCACAGAATTAGCTAGGCAAATTCGTGCAAACGGTGAGTTAGATCGTAACAAACAACCAAAGCCAACAGGCATTCCTAAAAAGAATGAGTTCAACATTACTGAACCTAAAGCCAAGATTCAAGTTAAGAAAGACAAAGGTGTGGCGGAAGCTGTTCCGGTTATATCCGGTGGGGTTGATCCTAAAATTCAGTTCTTACAGCCAACAATCCAGTTTGCCGAAAAACTGGGATATCGAGTAACACTAAATCCACAAGGTCGTGTAGTGGCAAAGTTGGTTAATAAGCAACTGGGTCACACGGTTCATATTGGAAAGTTTCATCCAAGCGGAAAAGGATTTGAAGTTAGTATGGCGGACAATTTAGACTGGCAAACTAATGCGTGGTCGGCTAAAGAATTAGCACGAGACTTTAAGGAATGGTATAAACGAGCAGTCAAAGATCAAGATTTCAACAATGGCTACAGCGAAAAACCTCAACTTGAACAACAAGGTGTGGCGGAGGGTGAGTGGAGTAATGTTATCCATACCACTGATAGGTCTGCTGAAAAGGCTCAGCGTGAACAAGAACATAAAAAGCAAGCTGGCCTTGCCGCAAAGGTTCTTAAAAATCACTCCCAAGCACTTGACCCTAAAGAAATAGATTTACTAACAAGATATAACCTTCACCATAGAGGCAAACCTGGTGTTAGACTTGACAACTACGATGTTAAACAAGCACAACAATTGATTCAGAATGTGTTGAGATTTAACGAGCAAGGTGTAGCGGAAGACTGGAACAAAGTTAATCATCACGATCATACAGACGGGCTAAGTCAAAAAGCTGTTAATGCTTATCGTCATGAGCATCCAGGTAGCAAACTACAAACAGCAGTAACTACTAAACCTAGTAAATTAAAATCAGGCTCAAAAGATGCTAAACGCCGTAAGAGTTTTTGTGCTCGCATGTCAGGCAACAAAGGTCCTATGAAAGATGAAAAGGGACGCCCAACACCTAAAGCAAAAGCTCTACACAGATGGAATTGCGAATGAGAGCCAGCGAGTTTACAGAAAACTTTGCCAATGGAAAACATCCAGAAGACAAAGGCGATAGTAAACGTTATCATGTACCAACTAAAGCCAGTGTAAGTAGTTTACGCAAATTTGCTAAAGGACACAGTGGACGTGCGGCACAGTTAGCGCATTGGATGGCTAATATGAAATCAGGACATAAAAAATGAAAAGATTATTATTGATAGCAGTAGTAGCACTTAGTGGTTGTAGTACAATAATGGAACAGATACCTAGTCGTTGGGATGCCAATCAAAGTATAATTGTTACAGACATGCAACAAATGACTCGTCATATTGATTGCACAGCAGATTTAAAACCTCAGCTACATGATTTGTTTACAAAAGTAGAATGGTATGATATCTATGCTACAACTAAAGGCACACACGACATGGCCAAGTTAGATCAAGTAATGCTAACAACAATTAAAGAGTTTCAAGAAAGAACAGACAAAGGACCAGTTAGTCCAATGTACTGTGATATGAAAAAGAAAGTGTTAGTACAACAAGCTGACATAATCGCAAAAACCGTACAAGGGAGATTCTAATGAGCGATCAATTAATAGCAGTAGCAGGCAGTGGAGACCAATGGGCCGCAGAACGTGCTCAATATGCACTACAAGTGCATGATGCTGTAGTTAATGGACAAATAAGCAAAGAAGAAGCTTCTGAAGTATTGCAAGATATGATTAACACACAACAACTGCAAGAACAAGCACAAGCGGATCAAGTCAAAGCCGCTTTGTTCTTTGGTATTACACAGTTAATCAGTATGTACGCTTAAACACATCAACTAGGGCTTGTACCAAGTCCTCAATCATACCATCATCATGAAACGGAGTAGGTGCAAAACGTAACCGCTCCGTTCCCACATCAACTGTTGGAAAATTTATGGGCTGGCAGTAAATATTGTAGTCATTTAGTAATGCATCGCTCATTGCTTTAGCCTTTTTAGCATCACCTACTAACACAGGTACAATGTGACTAGTACTGCATTCCATAACAGGAATTCCTGCTACTTTTAATCTATGCTTTAGTTTACGAGCACGATCTTGATGCTTGTCTCTAACTTCAGGATGATCCTTTAACCATTTAATAGCGGCTAGTGCTCCGCTACAAGTTACAGGACTCATTGATGTTGTAAAAATAAACCCTGCGGCAATTGAACGAATAGCATCTGCAACTATAGCATCACATGCTACATATCCGCCTTGTACGCCAAATGCTTTACCTAGTGTTCCATTGATAAAATCTATCTCTGATTCTAGTCCTAGATCTTCTACTTTTCCGCCACCATGCGGGCCGTACAAGCCTACAGCGTGTACTTCATCTATGTAAGTTATAGCTTTATATTTTTTAGCTAACTTGCATATTTCTTTAATATGCCCAACATCGCCATCCATTGAGTATACTGATTCAAATACAACGCATGGAGTCTTACCTTGCCCAAAACTAATTTTAAGTTTTTGTTCTAGATCATCTAAGTCATTATGTTTAAAGATAACTTTATCTGCACCACTATGACTGATACCTACAATAATTGAATTGTGATTATTAGCATCTGAGATATATTCTATATTAGGTATAATCTTTTTAAGAGCAATAAGTGTCCATTCGTTGGCCACATAAGCAGAGCTGAATAGCACAGCTCGTTCTTTTTTGTGTAAAGTAGCAAGCTCGTGTTCTAGAGCTTTGTGATAATGACTAGTACCACCAATATTGCGTGTGCCGCCTGAACCCGATCCTGTATGGTCCAGAGCTGTATGCATAGCATCTAGTACAACTTTGTTCTGACCCATACCTAAATAGTCGTTTGAACACCAATTAACAATAGTTTTAATATTGTACGGGCCGTACCAAATGGCACTTGGAAACTTGCCTGTTTCGCGCACAATGTCGTTAAAAACACGGTATTTGCCGTTGTCTTTTAGTTCTTGTATAAGTTTTTCAAAAGGTTCTTTGTTTATCATAGTAACGTATTTAACGTATAAATACACATAGGAAACAACAATGTGGCGTACTAGCGCATGTCATCGAGTACTAGTTAAGGAGAAAATATGTCATTAAACCCAATCACAGGGCATCACGAATCTAGTGCAATGCCACAACGAGTACGCGATGTACTTGGACGCTTAAAAGTATCACTACATCAAAACATTTACGAAGCTGACTTTGAATACGGTCCACAACCACTACGCTGGGAACAGTTAACAGCAGGTGCAGGTGCGATACTTCAAGTACCTAGTTCAGGCGGTGTACGTATGCGTGTTACTAACGCACAAGGCGATATTACAGTTCGTCAGTCACGTCCTTATCACAGATATCAACCAGGTAAGACCATGTTCATGGCAACGGCTGTTAACTTAGGTACAGCATTATCGGGTAACGTACAGCGTGTTGGATTCTTCGATGATTCAAACGGTGCTTTCTTTGAACAAGGACAGCCAACAGCAACCAACCCATACGGTATGTATGTTGTTGTTCGTACAGACGTAGGCGGTACACTAACAGAACATCGTGTGGGATTAGACAGTTGGAACGGAGATATAACTAATGTTCGTCAACTGGACTTTAGTCGTATTCAAATGTTCTGGATGGAATATGCATGGTATGGTGCCGGTGTAACACGTTTTGGATTTTATATCAACGGTGAACCATTCATTGCACACCAAGTAGGTTGGGGTAACTTACAATTAAACTTAGGTACACAAGCTCCGCAACAAAACCCTTGGGCACGTACAGGTAACTTGCCAGTACGCTACGAACAGCGTAACCTAGCAGGTACTACACAAACTAACGACATGTATCACTATGGTGTGTCAGTAGTTGTTGAAGGTCGTACAGATGACCAACGTGGTTTTACATATTCATATGGTTTACCAAACACTGTACAAGTTCGTTCAGTAAGCTCAAGCACTAATCGTTATCCATTGCTAACAGTGCGTGGACGTCAGTTAGGTACACAAGAATACGGCACAGTATATGCATCAACAACTGGTAATGCTATTACATCGATTGGCTCTGCAAGTACATCAGTATTTGTTGGTAGCATTACAGGTACAACATTAACAGTCTCTAGCACAACTAGCGGAACTATTGCTATTGGACAACAGTTAACTGGTACAGGCATTGCATGGGGCACATTCATCACTGCTGGTAGTGGCTCAACATGGACTGTAAGCAGTTATCAAACAGTTCCAGCAGGCACAACATTTAACGGATATGCCGTTACAATTACATTCCCAGCCGCTACATTTACCAGCGGACAGTTTAATGGACGTATGATATTTTTCCCAGGACAAGGTGGAACAGGTGCAGATAAGAACGGTATCGTTGCACGTATCCTTGCTACAAATACTAACTCATTAATCATTACTGATCCAGTAACTGGTGGAGCATTGACTAGTACGCCAACTGTAGCCTCACAAGTTACACCAACTGCAAGTGCAGGTACTACAGGTGGTTATACATTTACAGTTTCAAATGCTAGCGGTATTACTGCTGGTATGGGAGTAACTGGTACAGGTATTCCTACAGGCAGTATTGTAACAGGTGTAAGTGGTACAACTATCACAATCAACCAAGCACTAACAGCTAACAGTTCAGGTACTGCTACATTTAATACAGGTTACTGTATTGGATTGATTAACCGTGGACAACTACTGCCTAAGCGTTTAATGATTTCATCAGACACACGTTGCGTGGTTGAATTAATTTCAGGCAGTATCAGTAACCCAAGTGTAATAACTGGTGCTAACTTTGTTCCAATGGCATCGATTGGATCTAGTAACAGTTTTGCTGAACGCGATGCAATTGGTACAGTTATTACAGGCGGTGAAGTTGTGTTTGCCTTTACATTGGCAGCAGGTTCAGGCTTACAAGATATTGACTTGAGCTACTTCTTTCCCTTGTATAACAATATTAGAGGATCACAAATTGATCAACTAACACTGGCAATTAGTACAGTAAGTGGTACTACTTCAGTGGTTGGTGGACACTTAATCTGTCAAGAGGCTATGAGTTAATATGAAAATAGCAGATATTCTACGCAAAGTAGCAGACAAAATGGACGCTGAAGCAGGTGCCGACGAGCATCTAGGCGGAGAAATTGATCCTGCTAGTCATGTTCCACAAGAGCACGACAATCCAACAACTATGATTCCTCCATTACAACAAAAGCTAGAACTGCTTAAAAAGGCCGCTGGCGAAGACAATGCTTTTGATGCACAAGATGAATTGACACATGATGGAGAACATGACGAGCTAGATGATATCAAGCGTATTGCAGGACTAACTGTAATGATTGATGGCCCTCAGGGCGAGATGGGTTAATTAGATGGCTAATCATATTGGTAAGATTAGTGCCGCTCGTAGTGTAGCCTACATCAACTTCATCAACGCACAATAAATACAACATGAAAGCAAGAGAAATACTAACCGAAAGCCTAAGCAAACAAGACACTTACGCAATCCTACACGATTTTGTAAAGTTTGCCGCCCGCCATTTAGAACTTAAATCTTTACCAAAGTTTGAATTTGTATTTGATAACAAACGTTCGGTAGAACACAAGAGCTTTGGTGGATATATGCCCGGCGCAGAACATATTACTATTACTGTAAAGAATCGCCATATCAATGATGTGTGCCGTACACTAGCACACGAAATGGTACACTACTCACAAGACTTAAAAGATGAGTTAGAAGATGACGATGCAGGTGCTACTGGTAGCCCACAAGAAAATGAAGCCAATGCCAAAGCGGCTGTCATTATGCGTAACTGGGGCAAGCGACATCCAGAGTATTTTGAAAAAGAATCAATAGCATAAAGAAAAAGCACCCGAAGGTGCTAGTGAATGTTACGCTATTTTAGCAAATAATCCATTAACTGACTATCTTCTTGTTCTGATAAATACTATTATAAACATACTCTGCTTTTAGCACTCTCATTGTATGCCCGTTAAGGATATTACAATGACTACTAGGAAATTAGATACAAAAGCAATAGCGACTTTGTACGCTAATTACATAGGTAGGCGAGGCGAAATATTCTATGATTCAGACACAACTACACTGAGACTAAGTGACGGTGTTACACCCGGTGGTGTCAACATGCTTGGTGTACCAACCTATTCTACTAGATTAGTTAACACATCGACTTATGTTGCTACAGCAAGTGATTATTATATTGGTGTAAATTATGCTGGTCCTGTGTCAATAACATTGCCTACAGTTTCTGATGGAAACCAGCTAATAATCAAAGACGAAAGCGGTAATTGTGCTAATAACCCTATCACGCTTGTAGGAACAGTAGACAATAACACCAACGTACAACTTGCATTCAACAATGGCTCGCTGACTCTAATTTATAGATCGGGCTGGAGAATAATCTAATGACATATCTAATCAACAACACCTTAACTAATGCGCAGGTAAACAGTCATAATAGACTACGTATTACCGATTATCAATCTATTTGGTTCAATACATTTCAGTTTAGTAAAGAAACAGACAACTGGGACGAAGCTACAGTTACTGGCGGCAGTGCTACATGGAACGGCGCCAACAGTGGTGTGGACATGGCCACAACTACAGCCAGTGGTGCTAGTATTATTAGACAGACTATACGAGTTATTCCTTACATTCCGGGTCGCCCTGCACAGCTTAATCAGCAGATCAAGTTGGCAACCCCAATTGCCAACTTGACTCAGCGTGTTGGCTTGTTCGATGAAAATAACGGATTTTTCTTTGAACTAGTAGGCGCCAGCACACTCAATTTTGTAATTAGAACCAGCACCAGCGGCTCAATGCAAGAAACAAGGATAGCCAGATCCAGCTGGAACGGCGACAAGTTAGATGGCACAGGTGCCAGTGGTATCACTCTTGACTTAACTAAACAACAACTGATCAGTTTCGATTACGAATGGTATGGTGTCGGTGCTGTTACACTAGGGTTTATTATCAACGGTTCTATCATAAACTGTCATACTTATTATACTGCCAACATACAAACTACTGTTTGGTGTAGCACTCCTTTCCTTCCTATTAGATTAGAACTATTCAATACAGGTACAACCGCAAGTTCAAGCACAATGCGTCAAGGATCAAACAGCGTTACTTGTGACGGACCATTTAGCCCTAACTTAGGAGCGAACAATAGTTTCGCCACACCTACGCCTATTACATTATCGCTTGGTACATACCTACCTATTATCAGTGTTAGACTGCAAAGTACAGCACTCAACGGTGTTTTGAGACCTACCTATCTAACCACAGGTGCTACTACTGCCGCAGGTGCAGTCGTAGTGTGTGCATATAGAATTATTAAAAATGGTACGCTAACAGGTCCTTCTTGGACCAATAGTGTAAACACAGGTAGCTTTGCACAAACGGATAGTGCTTCTACGGCTATAAGTGGCGGAACAATTATCAAACAGGCAATCGCGCCAGGCACGGCTGAAGATATCAGTAATATTGCTTTCCAACTAGGTCGTCAAAGTCTAGGAACTGTTAGCGATACTTATACTATCGCTATCGCACAATTATCAACAGGTACACAATACGGTCAAGCCAGTATGCAGTGGATTGAAAGTAGATAATAAAAAAAGGACCCGAAGGTCCTTTTTGCTTTTATAGTATCAGCCT